CGCACTGGTTCCAGCCCTTCGAGAACGTACCCGACAGGATTGAGCAACACAGGTTTTGGGCGGTACTTACTTCTCTTTCTCATGGCAGGGTCGATCAAGAATCGCGGGGGGAGAGACATGTTACTGCCCTTTGGCTCGGATGGCAGCGGCGCAGTCAACTGGCCCACCAGCAAACCTCAAATCACAACCATGAAAAGCCGACTTACCAACGTCCTCGCACACCTTCGCACACATCTCCACGGCTTCCTTCCACACGAACCGAGCGTTGTGTTCCCCAATCACCCTGCGTTCGGGCGGCGACAGCGTTGCCCACCATTCATCAAAGTTCATACAACCCCTCCGTGCATCGACCACTCCCTCGCTTTCTCAACCATGAACAGGCCATCTGCCCGAGTCATCTTGGATGAGCGCACAAACAGTTCGCCATCTTGGTCGTAGCCAATAATCATCACGTCTGTCAGGTCTGCCTTCAATGCTGAATGCAGGGCTTGTTCGGGGCTGTAGTTTGTGCTGGCAGGGAGTTCAATGATTTTTTGGTTGTTCATACCTTCACCTTGTAAAACTTGTTGCTGCCGATGCGTACTACTTCAACGGTCCCTGTTTGCTCTAGGTCTCGCAGAATACGAGCAACGTGGCTTTGGCTGAACATAAAGCGTTTGGCGAGTGTTGATGCCAACACGGGAGTCTTGTGTTCGACCAAGTACCTCCAGACTTTCTCATCAGCGTTTTCCACAATGCTCCTTTTCTGCGTTCACATATCCAGTCATGTAGCCAGCGTTGTAACCAGCCATGTAGGCTTCACGCCCTTGGTAGTACCCCAAGAACAAGATGCCTATGCCGATAGACGCAACCAGCACGACAGCCAAGACCCACTTCATGCCAGCCTCTGCATGGTGTTGCCCATCAGTTCTTCGTAGGAGAACTTTTTCTTGAGCGCGTCTCGGATGTCCACCATGTCGCTGGAGTAGCCGAAACAGCCATTGTCAAAGATGAAGGCGTACTTGGGAATCAGGGTGCGCCCCAAGACGAACGCACGACCTTTGTCCGTCAGCCGCCACTTACCGGATGCTTTTTTATCCGTATCCTTCTCATCCTTGGCTGCGGGTTCGACCAGACCCCACCACTTGGCAGTCGCCATCGGTTTGGAGCGCAACAGCCACTCAGGGGCACGACCTAAGTCAATCCAGTGGGCAGCGGGAAAGTTGGTGAACATCCAGATCAGACCCTTGGCTTGTGTGCTAGTAATCTGGTACGGGTTGATCTTGCCCCACCGCCCGCAGCAAGGGCAGTCCATCCCCTCGCCACGGATTGCCCCGCCGAAAAGTTGTTTGGCTTCGGCAAGGGTGGTCATTCTTTTCCCCCAAGAACCTCCAACAGTTTGTCGAGGTAGTGACGGGCTTTCTTCAGGTCTTCCACGCCGCCCTTCTTGTCAGCACGGGCAAGGTACTTGATGGCGTTGCCGCGCAGGAAACCAGCGAATGCTTCGGGGGTCATCCATGCTTCCATCGCCTTCCACGGTTGCACACCCATGTTGACGTAGTGGTCGCCGCCATACTGCTGGGCGTTGGCGTTGTTGCTCTCTTGGAAGCGTTTCTTACCGAGGGAGGCTTGATAGACGAGGTTGGCTGCGTCGTGGTCGAGGACTGCGACTTCATCGAGACCCACAGACTTGTTGCTGCTCACAACGGCGACGGTCTTCCAGTCGGCTCCCAGTGCTTGCTTACGCATAGAGTAGATGGTGGGCATTGCCACCTTGAACTTTGCAGCAGCGTCCTTCGGCTTGGCGTTCGGGTTTGCCTTGAAAAAGGCGATCATCTTGGCTTTCTTGGTTTGGGCTTTCATTTGTTCACTCCTAAAAAGGTGATTCTTCAAAATTGTCGAGTTGCTTGCGCTTCTCGTTCCTTTGTTCCTTTCGGAACCACTGTGCCGCCAAGACCTTTTCATCGGTGGTCTTGAAAGGCCAGTTCCATCGCTCCCAAGGGAGACCGCTTGGGTGCTTATCTTGTTTGCTTTTCTTGCTCATGTTTGATGGCATTCAAAGTCAATTTGGTTTCAGTCAGGGCTTGCAGCGCAAAGTGAATGGCTTTCTCGTAGTCGCGCATCAGCATTGCTTCGTGAAGGTCTTTGAGCGCACGTTCTGCTTGTATGCAGGGGGCGGCGTAATCAATCAATCCGTCTTGTTTCATTTCACCAGTTCTTTGAGTTTCTGAATGAGGGACTTGTCGATGGATTCACCACCCAACGTCATCGTGTCAGACTGGATGTTGGCAGTGCCTTGGATGGTCACTGTGCCTGACGCTAGGCTGTTACCAGCAAGCGAATAGATCGACCCCGGTTGGATGGCTTGTCCGAGTAATGAGTTTCGTGCGGCTTGTTGCGCGGACTGTGCTTGCAGACCCAAAATCTGCGACTGCATCTTCATCTGCGCCATCTCCATCTGGGCTTCACGTTCTTGTTGGCGGCGTTCTTCCCCGTACAGCAGTTCGCCCATGACCTCGTTGTGGAACTCTTTCATCATGATGGCGTTTTGCTTCTCGGAGATTGCCTTACGTTCTTCATCGCTGAAGAAGGCTTCGTAGCGTTTAATCATCCGCATCCAACGATCTTTGCTGTCGCCAGTAAATTCGTCAGGGTTGCTCTCCATGCGTTTCAGGATGAGTTCAACGGCTTGGTGCATCGTCGGCTCCCTTCATGAGCATCAGCATGGTCAAGGCTTCAGAAACCTTCTTACCCTCGGGCACAAGGTAATACTCTGTTACCCAGTCAGGCCCACGCTGTTGCGGCTTGAAGGTTGCGATCTGAATGAAGCGTCCGTTGATGGCTTCGAGAATGGCAAAGCGCATCTTGGGCGGCGCGTCGGTGTCTTGCTCGATGGCAGTGGCTGCTCCTATAAGGGAAGCACTGTTTTCCTTTCGTGCTTCTTCCCACGCTTCTCTACACCACTGGGCAAACTTTTTCTTGAACCACGATTTCATTAGCAGTCTCCATAAGAAAGACCCACGCCGGACTCGCAGTTCAGCGGCAGGTCAGGTGCCCACTTGGGGCGAATACGCATCGCCATCTCCACAAACTCCCGAGCAGTCTCGGCTTCGTGTGTGGGTACGATGCAAGCAATAGCGTCATGAACGGTCATCACGACTCGGTACTTCTTCGCAATAAGGAGCATCTGCTCTCCGATAGCGATACGTGCCAATGCTTGGCAGACGTTCTCAATAACTTTGCCGCCGTAGATTCGATTGGGGATAACGGCTTTTCCTTTTTTGGTGTCGTATACGAGTTCTTCTTTTCCAGATTCATTTGTCCAGCGTCTCAGGTTCGGGTACTTGATGTATAGCCCGTTAGGTAAGCGAATGCCCTTGACTCCGTCCACCGCGAGAACATCAGGGCGTCCCAGCGGTGCACTCTGACCGTTAGCAATAGCAAGCAAGGCGTTGCCTGCTTCCCGCCACAGCATCGGAATCATCGGGTAGGTTTGGCGATACACCATGATGATGCGTTCGCATTCTTCTTGAGGTAGGTCAACGTTGAAGTTCTTCAACTGGGCGCGAAACTTCTTTGCCCCCATGCCGTAACCTGCGCCAAGAATTGTGGTCTTGCCCACAAAGCGTTCGTCTTTGGTGATCTGATCGACGGGCTTGCCGTAGATGGCAGATGCCATGATCTTGTAAACGTCCTCGCCTCGGTCAAAGGCATCGACCAAGTCGTTCTGCTCTGCAAGCCACGCCAGCGTACGGGCTTCGATTTGCGACGAGTCCGAGTCAATCATCATGTGCCCTTGCGGTGCAAGGATGGCACGTTTGAGCGGAGAGGTGCGCGGTAGGTTCTGCATGTTCACCTTGTCGTCACCACCCCAGCGCCCAGTGTGCGCCGCATAGTAGCGTAGGGGGATGGGCATAGTGCCCCGCCCGGCGATCTCGATAAAGCGTTGGGTGCGGGTTTCCTCGATGGTGGACTTGACCCCAAGTCGTGCGGCAACAAGGGCTTGCACCATGTCGTTGTCATGCTCCAGTAGGGCTTTGAACTCTTCGTCTGTCTTGGAGAAGGCGTAAGTCTCTTTGCCCGTAGTCGGGCTGACTTTCATCGGCGGCTCTACCCCGTAAGACCGCAGCAATTCTGCAAACTGCGGGTTGCTCATCAGCATGTCTTTGCTGCTCTCGATGCCCTCCATCAGACGGGCTTTGGAGTCCTGCACCTCTTGCAGGTGCTTACGCAGTACGCCAGTATCCAGTTCGAGCACAGGCTCGGAGAACATCCGGATGGTCAAGTCGATCAGGTTCAGTTCGCTGATAGGGAAGTTAGAAACAAGGCAACCAAAAAGACCGTAAGTAAGATCGACATCGTTAATGCAATAACCAGCGTAACGGGACAAATCTTCATCAGAAAAATCAATTCGTCTTTTACCCAGCGCATTGACAACCTCCGTTCCCTTTTCACCTAGTTGGTAGTGTTGAACCAGTACACCGAGACTGCCGCCAACCTCAGTGCCGTGGATGGCTCGTGCCATTGACAGCGTATCAGCAATCTTTTTAGGGCTGATCCCGTAGCGCCAATTAAGAATCGCCATATCGAACATCGCGTTGTGCGCAAGACCCACAGCGTTTGCCCAGTCGAACTTTTGCAGGAACTTCCAAATCTCTTTCTCGGTTCCGCTGAACCATTCGGTCTCGCCGTCATCGACCTTCACGGCTACGCCGATGGTCTCAAACAGTTCTGAGCGGATGTACTCCTCGGTGGTCATCTTCGACAGAGAGAAGTCTCGGTCATAGTAGGTTTCAAAGTCGATGGTCAGGATGTTCATTTTTTGCTGTTCGCTTTCTTGATGAGTTTGATGATTGCCTTCGTGGCGGTTTCCCCGAACGTGTCGTGCATGAACCCCAAGTACGCCGCCTTCTCAGTTTTGTACCCGCAGAAAAAGCACGTTGGGTGGTCAACGGTGTAGTACTCCCACTTGCCGCTCCAACCCTCGGGGTGCGCGTTCAACTGCACAACACAACCTGCGTCTTTGGCGAACTCTTCGAGGGTCACTCGTCGTCCCCTTCTTGCGTATCCGCAATCATGCGGAGCAACTCGGGAATCTCGTTCTTACTGCACCGACCAATGTCACCACGGTAGGGGTAGACCTCCCAGTAGGCTTCGTTAACAACAGCCCAGTAGCCGAGGGAACAGCGGCTATCCAAATAGATAGACCGCTCTTCACCGTCCGCACGGCGCACACGAAAGCGCACCACTGCGTCACCGAACGGGGGGATGACTTGAATCTGCCAGTCAGCGGGAAACTGAATGAATGGCATCGTGTCGATCTCTTCACGCCACTTTTGTTCGTCTTCAATCTTGTATCGTGCAAGGGTTAAATCCATGTTTCTCATTTTTGACTTCTCATTTTGTTGGGGCTAACTCCGACTTGTTGCGTGTCGTTCCACTTCTTTGGTCACTATCATCGGGTGTCGTCCCGAAGACGCTTGGCAAGTTCAAGAACATGCAAAGGGACGATCATCTTTCTCGATGTGCCATTGAATCCCCAAGTGTTGGGGTCGTGCGCCTCCGACCACCTAACACTGTTAGGGTCGTTGTCCTCGGCATCGCTGTCGAGAAGTTCGCGCATGATGCGGTGCGTGAATGCTTCGCCTTGAATCGAAATCCATTTGTCGTAAAGTGCATCGACCTCGTCTCGTGTCAGGAACGGCAGTTCAATGCGGTAGGTGTCCGTGTTCTTGTGGTGATGCTCCACGCGCCGAACGACTTGCTCAAGTACCCAGTCCCAACGTCCGGGGTTCAGTGACTTGCGGCGGGTGAACTCTTCAGGGTGCGACTCCATGCGGTTAATCAGCATCTGCACACCCTTGTTCATAATGGGGTAGGTGGACTTAGTCATTGCCTTCTTCGCCCTCATCATCTGTGCGCAAGATGCGCCGCATGAATTCTTTGTGAAGTTCGCCCTTGCCAATCTCAACGAACTTGCTCCACACCATCTGCACTTCCTCATCACTGAGTACGACTAGGTGCGTCTTGTCATCGTCCGAACCGAACAGGCGTTGGCGGCATAGACTGAGCACGTCAGCCCACTTGCCACCACGGCGTAGGTGAAACTCTTGAGGGTTGGAGTCCATGCGTTTGATGAGCAGTTGCACTGCCGCGCATGGTTCTTGAAGTTCTTCTAGGTGTCGCTTCTGTTTCCGCATCCAGTGTCCTTGAGTAGTTGCACTAACCGACCCACTTCATGTAGGTTCTCTTCATTGATGACGACTGCCTTTCCACCTGCGGCGGTAATCGCAGCCATCTCTCGCTCTTGCAGCGCCGTGGGTTTATTATTGCCAGCCTTGCACTCAATCGCAAGGAAGCACCCATCGACACAGCAGATGATGTCAGGTACGCCCGAACGTCCCATGCCGTAGGTGGCGGGGAAGAAGTAGTACACGCCCTGTTCGCGCAGGACTTTCACTACCTTGTCTTTGACCTTCTTCTCGGGTGTACTTGCCATAGTGAGTCCATCATATCACAGTTTTGGACTTTGTCAAACACTGGACGAAAAAAAGCCACCCGAAGGTGGCTTGGTCAGACCCTAACAATGTTAGGTTGTGGTTACTCTAGTGGTAGGTCGATCTGTCGCGGGTCAGTCTGTTGCCCACGCACCGCCTCACTGGCATGCTCGTTTGCATAGGCAGTCAGCACATCCCGCATCTTCCCCGTGTAACTGGGGAACCCCTTGTAGAACTCCAGTACGTCATGTGACAACCGAACGTTTACATGTACCTTAGCAGGGTGTTTACCCTTACCTCGTACCTTCTTGGTGGTAGGCGCATCACTCATCGCTCACCTCCTTGACCACAAAGAATGCGGTGTCGTGAATCTTGAGACCCGCACCTTTCACAAAGTATTTCGGCTCGACCAGTTTAAGCATGCCTACGCTTCGCTTGATATGGAGCGGGAGGGTTTCGGTTGAGAAGATGCGTGTCTTGTGCTCGCCCGAATCGTCTTTGCCCATAACAGCATAGTCGCTTCCATGAATTAGTACCACAGCCCCCGTATTGTTTTGCTGACATTCGTAAATCTCCTTCGTGATCTTGAACTCATCGTGGGCAGACAACAGCCGCCCAACGGTCTCTGCGTTTGCACCACCTTGTACTGCGATAGGCGCAAGGCTCTCGTAGTTAGCCATGATGTACGGCATCAAGTGTTTGGCGATGTGCTCATACGTTCGGTTGAATGTGCCTGCCCGATCACTGTGCACTCGTGCTATGTCAGTAGCCGCATCGTTGCTTGCCTCAGCCAGTCGCTCGTTGATTGTCTTGGCTCCGAACATCTTGCCCACAATCTTGACCGCCTTGTTCAAGTCCTTGGTCTTGGTTGTGTCACCACGCTCCCGCGCACCTGCGATACGCTCGTTGTGAATGGCATAAACTTTCTCGTGCCCACGCCCATAGTCCGTGCTGATTTGACCGAGTGATTCCCTCCCGTCATACACATAGAATCGGTGGGCTTCAGCATACGGTTCACCCTCGTTGGGTTTCTGATACCAAAACTGGGTAGCCATGAACCGCCACTGCGGGTACTTCTTGGCAAGGGCTTCCACGAACGGCTTGATCTGCTTCTCCACCCGAATCGGTTGGCGCTCCTTGTTCTTGTCCCATCTGCCTACGATGTTAGGCAGAGTCAGTTCGATGTAGTCGTATTTCAGTTCGTCGCTCATTGTTCTCTCCTTACCATTCATACTGCTTGAGGATTGCATCCAGTTTGTCCTTCATGCCTTTGCGCACTTCGGGACTCTCTTTGATTGCGTCGATGTCAGCCCCTAACATTGTTAGTTCGAGGTCACGTCGTGCTTGCTCCAACTTCGCATCCTTCGTTACGTTGAGGTGCGTCAGCAAAGAGCACAGGCTCTGCGCATTCGTGATGAGGGTATCGTGATACCGCTTCTTCGATTCGTCCTCGCCTTCCACGTCCGTCAACTTCTCGCTCATGCCCGTGAGCAACTTGTGCAGTCTGTCCCACGGTTCACGCATGGCTTCAGCCAGTCGGTCATTGAAGTTCGATTCGTACTGCTGGCGCAGATCATTCAAGTCCTGCTCCGCTACCTGCAAGCGGAAGTCACCGGACTCAGGCACAGGGCTAAACACAAGTCGGAAGCCGAACTTGTCCCGCACCTCGTCCACGCTCGGGTAGTCCTCGGGGTTGAACAGAGTGCCCAAGTAATTGTTGGCAGTCTGCACCAGTGAGGGGTACTGCTGAATGAAGGTGTCCACCATCTTGTTGAAGGTGTCCCTGCGCACATTAGCCTCGGACTTGTAGTCCATGAACAGGCTTGTGGATAACAGCCTAGCCCCTTTGTCTGCCCACGGCAGTGTGCGGGTGTTGTGCCACAGGCGGCATCCTGCGGCGTAGTCCGCGATGTCCTTGCGGAGTGTGGTTCCCGCCATCAGGTTCTTGCGAACTTGTGCGGCGTTTTGCACGGCGGCGTTGTCACTCACCACCTTCTCGGTTGCACTCTTGTCGAGTTTGTTTGCAGTCCATACTGAGATGTTCATCTCAACAAGTACTGCGCTAGAGGTAATACTCATGGGTCGCTCCTTCAGTTGTTGCCTAACAATGTTAGGGGTTGGTGTTGTTGGTTTTGATGTGCAAGCCTTCGTCATCGACACGGATGGTTGTCCGTCCATGTGCGACATCGAATAGCAAGCGCATCGTCATGTGATGAATGCGATGGAGGTTGATGAACCGCCAGATCACAAACAGGTTTAGCGTTACGCTGATAGCAAGTAACTCAGCCATCTCAACTCTCCTTCTCAGGTTTACCCGCCATCTTCGCCATGTGGTAGAACGCAGTCGGGATGACCTTGAACTCGCTCACCATCCGTTGCGAATCCTGCGGATAGATGTGGTGCGTGGTGTCAGAGTCCTTCCTCCACTTAGATTCGTAGACCTCGGCTTCGGCCAGCAACTCTAAGAGTGTTAGGGCTTTTTGGGTATCCATAACGTACTCGCTATACCCGACGCGAATGATTGCTTTCTTCATGAGGTTAGTCCTTAATATGAACAGTTTTGCCGCACGGGGCATAGACATCTGATGCTCCATTGCAAATCGTCCAAAGAATCGGAGCATTCCATTCATCACCCCAGTCTCCTATGTAGCCATCAGTGAGCATCACAATGCACTCGGGCGTGATGTTGTTCTCCTTCAGGTAGGTCATCATTGCGGTAGGGTCAGTGCCCCCACCCCCTCTTGGT